AAAGTTGCAAAGGTTTCAACGTGTTCAATGCTTATTAAAAATTCTAAAGTTAGTGAGCACTCAATTTGTGGTCATACTGGTTTGCCTATTCATAAAGTTTTCCAAGACAAGAATGGAAATTGTCAACCACTTTATAGAAGAGGTATGGATGAAACTTATGAAGGCGCTTCCTTTATGAACGCTAAAATCTTCGGGTAATTCATGAATAAAAACAGGTTAGCTGAAATATATGCAATAAAGTATAAGGTTGCCGCTAGTCCTGCGGACATCGAAATACCATTACGTAAAAAATTATCCATGCTTTGGAATTATCCAAACAAGTTATTTAATGTTTTAAAGGCTTGTTCGGATTCTGATCCTTCCAAGGGTAAAGAGCCACATGATAATAAGGCTTATGCTGGTTATAAATTTTGTAAAGAAATTTTAGGCATCATAGATAATTTAAAAGAAAATGCTGGCACCGTCTCTTTGGGTGAGATGAGAGATAAGCTTTTGCGTTTGGTTAAGTTAATAGAAGCCCAGAAAGATCAGAAATTCACTCCTAAAGGTAATCCATCAGTTAAGGGTGAGGAGTCAGTCGTACAATTCCCTCATGTTTCAGAATTAATTTATCAATTAGTTCCAATTTCTAAAAAACATGATATGAAATTAAGAAATGAATTGCTTGCTAAAGCAAGAACCGGTTTATCTAGAATTCATAGTTTTTCTATGGATTTGTTAAAAGACTTACAAGAACTTGAAGTAATGGTTCCAGAGAAATTTACTTATTCTGGAAAAGAAGATATAAATCAAGACTTACCAGACAGGTTCAGTCCTCAAAGAGGAATGTTATCAAATAATGATATTGTTGATTTTATTAGGCAATATGGCCCTACTTATGGAATCAATAGTAGAGATGATTGGGAAATTGTATTTGGTAATAATCCGCAATTAAAGGAAGAAATGACTTCTGTAATTAATGCGTTAAATAGAGGTCAATACGCGGCTAATGATGTAATGGTTCGTGATGAAATTTCTAAAAAATTAAGAGAACATCAAGAAAATCAATTGGCCACAACCCCTCATTTTGAGGGACCAAAATAAAGGGAAACTTCTATGAGAATTTCTGAACTATTAATTGCAATCGCTTCTGACTTGGAAAGCCCAAATAACGAAGCTATGTTGCTTGCTGAATATAATGATGAGTGCTTAGGAATTGTGGCCGAGCACTGTGTGCTTGCGGCTGCCCTTTTAAGAAAAGCTGCTGAGGAGGTGGATAGTATTGAGCCAGCTCCTGAATCTAACATTACTGCAGAATCAATTGAAGGATTAGCTAATTTAGCTTCAGCTCTTGATTCTTCTGATGATTTAGATCTAAAAAAACAAGCCTCTGTAATTGATGAGCTATTACTTACTATTTCGGCTCCTCCTCATGTATTAGCTGATAAAAAAGCTAATGATGATAGAAGATTAGATGAATTAAGAAAAAAATATGAAGAGCCTAGAAAAGAATTAGAGAAAACAAATTTAATTGCAGATAGTCAAAAAGCTATTGCAAAAAGTGATATGACTAAAGATTATAAAATTTTAGAGGCCCCATTAAGCACTAGATACTGTCCAGATCATGCTGGTGTTCAAATCGCTCGTATTGGTGAGCATTTATGGCAATGTGAAATGGATAAAAAAACTTATGATTTTGAATCTGGTTTTGAATTAAATAATGGTGATAAAGTTCCAGGCGGTGATGTGGCTAATCAAACTCAAGGTTTAAATATGCCATACCATGCAATATTTGATACCAGAGAAGGTCGTTTAGGATACAATACATAAAATATTTGATATAGAATGAGTAATGAACAAAAATGCACTCAAAAAGATACTCGAACACCCAGATAAAGACGAGGTCATATCAAAATTAATTCTAGGAATACCTGCTAAAGATATTTATGATTGGTTAAAATCAAAATATACTAATGTAAGTGAGGCTAAATTTGTTATTGCTGAAAAGTCTATCAAGTCTTTTCAAGATAATTATTTAGATGTATATAATATAATTCAAGAAGATTTAAGTAAAAGCAGAGTTGCCATAGCAACTAATACAGAAGAAGAGCTTAAACTTACTACTTCTAATTTGCCAGCGTATAAAAGTTTATTATTAAAAACAGCTAATGAAGAATTAGATATTAGAAAAGTAGTTAAAAATCTTTGTGTAGCTATTGAAACTCGATTCTCTCAAATATTTGATGAAATTCAAGAAGATCCAAGAAATATTAATACTAAAATAGATAGAGTATTAATTGATTATACGGAAGTCTTGGGTAATATATTAGAAAAATATTATAAATTTACCGAAGCTCCAGCTGATCAAGTAGTTCAACATAATGTAACTTTACAGGTTGTAGATCAGCATATTACTGTATTTCATGATGTAATTAAAGATGTTTTGTCTCAAATGGATTTGGAGACTTCACTGTATTTTATGGAAGTTTTCAATGAAAAAATGTCAAAATTGAAGCAACCAGCTGAAAAAGAACAAATTAGCGCGGATGTTAGATTAGCTGATGTTAAATTGCTTAGCGAAACTATAAACCAAAAGATTAACGAATCATGACTAAATCGAAGCTTCCATTAAACGACCAACCATCACCAGAGGATGTTAAAGATTTTATTAATGTTCCTGTGCCTGATGATGAGCTTATTATTACGCCTGATATGCAGGGTAAAGTTAATGAATTAATTAAGTTTTTTGATGATTATGGAATCGATTATGATAATTTTGATCCAGAGGTTTTAGCTAAATTAGATAAGAAATCATATCCTAATTATCAGCAATATATGAGTGTGCCTGGGCAACATGACACTCAAAAATGGTTACAAGCTATTAAAGACGTATATTATAAAGAACGTAATGGCCAAGATAGATCAAGGGCTATCCGTCAAGTAGTATCCGGTTGGAACTTGATGGAAACATATGATTTTTTGAATTGGCTTAAATTTTATGAAGAAGGGGCCCATATGAAATATAAAAAAGCACAACTTTGGTATGAAAATGGTGCTCCAGGTTATTTCTTACATGTTAAACCAGATGCCCCAAAAACAGTTGCGCCTCCTGTTTCTGGTCATGATATTGATAATGCTAGAGATAATGCAGCTAATGATATGACTTTAGCTGAGAAAAAACATATTATTGAAAAACAAAGAAATAAGATAATTGGAAGATTAGACTCAGCAGAAAAACTTCTTAGAACTCCAGATGGTCAAATTTTTGCAGGTAAAGAATTAGAATCATTAATGGAAGCTATTTATAATCTTAAAAAGAAAGTTCAGCTTGTTAATAAAATAAGTACTTCCACTAGATTATATGAAGATATGATTATTCGTGAAGCTAATGTTCTTACTAAAAGAGGTTTTATTAAGGGTGCTAATTTATTACACTCATTGGCTGAAGATAAACCATTCACTCCTGCGCCTCCAGCACCTCCTGCACAGAGCAGCGGAGCACCTGGTGGATTACCATCTATGGGTCCAGGAATGCCTCAAAACCCTCCTGAGAGCGCCCCAAATGATAATAGTCCAACCCCTATTGGTTTATCTAAATTTTTAGAAAATTTAGATACTGGCAAAGTAAGTACTCATGAAGATAAAAATAAAGCTGAAGATTCTTTAGAAGTAGAAGATTTTATGCTTGAGGTTGTAGAAGCTCAAGATGATACTGATAATTTAATTGTTGTAGAAGCTCAAGAAGCTGCACCTAAAGTACCACCTCCAGCTGAGCCGCCGGCCACTGAAGATCCTTTGGAAGTTAAAGAGAATGAGCTTGGAGATAAACCTGGTGCTAATGCCGCAACTCCAGCAGCTAAAGATTTTGATAATATGATTGATGCTGCATTTGCAAATCTAACTGTTGCGGATGTTGTAGCTAAACTAGAAGATCTTGCCAAAATTTTCAAAACCAGAGAAATTCCAAGACAATTATCTGTTGTTGATATGATGTTAGATAGTCTTGGTTTAGCCGCATTCTTCCCTTCTTTATCTGAAGCAACTAATAAAGCTTTAGAATCAAATAATTATATTTCCACCCGTGTAGAAGATATTTTATCTAAATTACGTGGAACTATGGAAACTAAAGATATTGATTTGCAAGGTGGCAATACAGTTGAAAAACCTGAAATAGCCGCTATTAAAAATAAATTGCAAACCGACCAAGATAAAGAAAAATCTCGTAAAGAGATGAGAAAACAGCAAGAAAATGCTGAAATGGATATGAATACCAAAGAAACTCCAAATGTTGAAATTGAAGAGGACTTAGGTGGTAAGGCTCCAGCAGCACCAGCCGCTCCGCCAATACCAAAGGGTCCAACTCCACCACCGCCACCACCTACTCCAACAGCCTAAGCAAATGAATGAAATTACGAGAATTACTTCATACTCTGCAGGAAGTTCAGAAAAAAATTGGTGCATCTCCTGCATACATTTGTGGCGGAACTCCACGTGATCGTTATTTAGGTCATTTAGAAAATATTTCTGATATTGATTTAACAAATGGTGATAAAAGTATTCAATATTTATCACAAGAATTTGCAACTGAATTGCAAAAGACATATAATATTAATATTAAAACTATGCCCGATGGACATAGCACTCTTTTTATTGGTAATCTAAAAATAGATTTTTCTTCTAATTTTAATGTTCCAGGTATTGATTCTATTTTAAAAAAATTAGGAATAGACAAACCAACTGAAATGCAAAAGGAAATGTTTAGTAGAGACTTTACATGTAATGCTCTTTTGTTATCATTAGATTTAAAAAACTTAATTGATCCTACTCATAGAGGATTTAAAGATATTAAAGATAAAAAAATTAAAACTTGTCTTTCACCAGAAATTACATTAACAACAAACAGGAATAGAGTTGTTAGGGCAATTTATTTATCTTCTAAATTAGATTTTGATATTGATGAAAATATTATTAAATTTGTTCAAAAAAATCCTGAAAGTGTAAAAATATCTACACCTAAATCTATGTCTGATAAATTAAATGAAGCTTTTAAATATGATCCTGATAGGGCTGTTGATAATATTACTAAAATGAATTTATGGAATCATATTCCTATTACCGAACCAATATATCCATATTATATTAAACATGTTAAAGGTGGCGGTAATGGTTGATAAAAAAGGATATTTTCAAGGCGGAGGTGGTGTAAATGAACCAACTCCTAAAAAGAAAAAATATAAATCTGATAAAGCAATTGTAGTACAGCCTCGTTTTAAAGAACCACTTTATCATAATTATGATTTATATGAAACGCCTGGTGAACATAGCCCAGGGGCTGGTCTTTATCAAAATATGGATAAATATAAGAGTGTATCAGATTTTATTAAAAAGAAAAGGGAGAGAAATGCTCCTAAATATAAATCTGATGATTCTTATATTGAAGATGATGGCTCTATTACAAAAGAAAATAAAAAGAAAAAGGCTGATCGAAGATTAGCTCTTTTATATATTTTAATTAAAAATGCAATTGACTTTCCAATAGATGATCAAATTGGTTCCGATTCAATTATGGGAGATTCTGGAACTTATAGTGATAGTGTTCCAATTGGTGGATATTTAGATAAATATTTACCAGAGGATGATTTTGAAGGGAAATCTCCAGATGAATTAGATTTTGGTAGAGATTATGTGGATGATGAATCTGCGGAAAAAGATTTAGATTTAGACAGGTTAGAACAAAAATATTTAACTCCTCATGAAACTTCTTTATATGGATTACCGGATGGAATAAGTCCTCAAGAAGATTTAGACCCTAATGCTACTATTAGTGAGGTAGATCAACAATATGGCACGACAGACTCAGGCAACACATTATATGATAAGTTAATTTAACCAGCCATTATTACTACATATAAATGTATTATTATACTAGAAAGAGCTTTAGAGGTACCTAAATGTTAAAATCAGAAGCACAAGAACTAATCGTATTAGAGCCAACATCTCCGGCACATTTTGGCGGAAACTCTATGATTCCATTGGAGGTTGTTGATACTCCAGATGAGCCATTCCATATGGATGAAGCTCCGATGGTTGTTGATGAACCGGTAGAAGTAGAACTTGTTGTTGAGGAATTACCTGGTGCTCCTGATGGGACGCACGATCCAGAACCTGTTTTAGAAGTCGAAGAAGATCCTAAAGAATCCAAAGAAGATGATAATGATGCTAAGAAGTCCAAGAAACCAGAAAAATGGGATTGGGCAGCTAAGGGTGCAGCCGGATTTGTTGCTTGGGTTAAAGAAAGATTAGAAGGAGTGCCAAAGCATTCTGGTTATGATTCTGCTGGTTTAGAAAGAGCTGTCTCTTATTTAGAGAAACTTGACAATGAAATTTCCAAAGCTATGAGAATGGATTTGGATGGCGAATTAGATGCCAACAAAGTTGAGGAAGTAAGATCCCAAATTGATAGCGGTATCTCAAGACTTCATGATAGATTAGATAAAGTAAAAAAGAGCAAGAAAACTAAAAGAAAGAAAGCAGAAATTGATCCTGCTTTGGTTAAAGAAGCTCAAAAAATTACTGGAGTACAGGGAGTATTCGTAACTGTTCCATTATTAATTTCTAGAATTGCTAGAGTTTGTATTAATGGTATGGTATCTGCTGGCCATGATATTGAAGATATGTATGCAAGACAAGTAAAGAAGTATAAGTTAAGTGAGCGTGAGCAAGCTGAAGTTATGCAATTATTGTCTGATATGGGCTATCCAATGCGTCAAGATAGAGGCTATTTGCCTGATGAAGATATCGATGTAGCGTCTTCAGACAATTTTGACTGGGCTGCCAACTACAAAGGTTAATCATGTCAAAATATAATAGACATCAATCAGTTGTCTCAAGACAAGCTGATGCCAGTGCTGATGAAAATAATTGGATGAATAAATTGTATAAGTCTTTAGAAAAGGCTGCTGTTCAACCAAAAAGTGTAGATCAGTCTTTATTTCATCAAATTAATTCTATTATGAACACTAAGGCAAAATATCCTTCTGTGGCGGCAGCTGTAGATGATATGAAAGAAAGAAGTGGCCTTACTGCTTATTTAGATAAAATTAATAAATTATCTCAAGAATCAATTGAGAAAACTAAAATTGCTTCTGATCAAAATAAAGCTATCGATAAAAAAGTTGATTTAACTCCAATTGTAATTCAAAAGTTTCCTTCTATTAAAAATACAATAGAAAATTATATTAAAGATACTAAAGGTAATTTACCAGTACCATCTATTGTTGAAAAAATTAAATCTATTCATCGTTCAGATGTATCTGACGCAAAAGATTGGGATGATGATAATTTAATTAGATTTATAAGTAATAGGAATCTTAGAGCTAAGAAAGACAATCCATCTTATTTTGAAGTTAATAATAATTTAGGCACTCGTGATATTATGAGTGATTCTGAAATTGATCCTTCGAATACTGACGCCTTTCATGGACTTAATCCTGTTAAGTTTTAAGGGCGGTAACGCATGTCAGTTGATAAAGACCTGTTTCATAAGCTTCGCAAAGATTTATTAAATATAGACCCTGTTGCGTTCGTAGAAAATTATCTCACTTTAGATGGTAAACCATTCCGTCTGCATGGTAATGGATATAAACCTTTTAGTGATATTTATCGCTATATTGGAATTAAAGCTTTAGAGCCCAATTCTAAACCTGTTATTTTAGTTAAAGGTCGTCAGGTTGGTGGTACCACTATGGCAGGTGCCCTTGAAATGTATTTTATGGGATCTGGAATTTTTGGTACTGGAGATAAACCTCCAATTAGAATTATTCATGCTTTTCCACAATTAGAATTAGCTGCGGCATATTCAAAAACTAAACTTAATCCGATGATTATGTCATCTATTCCTTTTGAAGATGCTAATAAAAAACCAGGCGCTAAATATAAGTCTTATATGCAAGGGTTGCTAGATCAAACTAGTGATACTAATGATTCTTTACATTTTAAGCAATTTATTGGCGGCAATCATATTTGGGTAGAATCTACCGGATTAACTGGAGATAGACTTAGAGGTCGTACTGCTGATATTATCTTTTTTGATGAATGTCAAGATACTACTGGTGAGGCCATGGGTAACTCACTTAAAATTTTAACCACTGCTAAATATGGTAAAGCCGGTAAAGGCGTACAAGTTTATTTTGGAACTCCTCGTAGAAAGGGTTCCGATTTTCATAAAATGTGGCAAGTGTCTTCTCAACAATATTATTATTTGGGCTGCGAAAGTTGTAAAAAACACTTCCCACTATATACTCCAGGATCTGATGAATGGGAAAAAATTTGGATTCATGGTTTTATAGTAAAATGCACTCATTGTGGATTTGAACAAGATAAAAGACAAGCGGCCGAACGTGGTAAATGGGTTTCTACTAAAGATGAAGGTGATGAAGATTGTCAAATGATTGGTTTTCATATTAATCAATTATACATGCCTACTTTTACTAAAGAAGATATTATTAATGAAAAGCCTGGCATTCATCCTATTAATACGGAAAGAGTTTATCAAAACGAAGTTTTTGGAGAATTCTTTCAAGGTGATGCATCTCCTATTACTCCTGAAGAAATTAGAGAGAAATGCGGAGAACCAGAAAGAAAATTCAGAGCTAGAATTAATCCTGGTGAAGAACAAATTATTGTAGCTGGTATCGATTATGGTGCTAGAGCAGATTTAGAACAGTTGGCTAATCCAAATAAAGTAAAAGTAGTTGGGCAATCATATAGTACTGCTGTAGTTTTAACTGCTAAAGGCCCTAATTTATTATCTATTGAATTTGCTACTAAATTTAAAAGAAATGATTCTGAAAGTAAAAAAGGAATCATTGATCAAATTATGAGACAATATAGTGTTCAGTTAGCTATTGGAGATATTGGTTATTCCAATGATTTTTCTGAAGGATTACATGCCGCTTATGGTCCAAGATATTTGGTATCTAGAGCAAGCGGAAAATTAAA